CGCCGAAAAGCTCAAGCGCACCCCGGCTTGGTTGACGGAGTTTGACCTGCTTAAAATCAAGTGCCTATATCAACTGGCGGCTATGCGCAGTCGTGAAAGTGGCTACGATTGGCACGTTGACCATATAATCCCGCTACAAGGTAAGTTTGTCAGCGGACTTCACGTACCTAACAACCTGCGTGTCATCCCCGCGATCGACAACAGGCGCAAGAACAACCTATATGAGGTTTGAAGATGGCCGATCTAGAGCAAAACGAATTCGATGAGCCAACACAGTCGGATAAGGACTTGACGGCTTTCGTCGTTGACCATTGCGACCGCTGGCGCGACTACCGCAACACCAACTTTCTGGACGATTACCTCGAATACGAGCGTATTTTCAGGGGTGAGTGGGCGGCAGAGGACAAAACCCGCGATTCTGAGCGCTCAAGGATCGTGACCCCGGCCACCCAGCAGGCGGTGGAGACCCGGCACGCGGAGATCATGGAAGCTATTTTTGGCCAGGGCGACTTTTTTGATATTGAAGACGACCTCAAAGACATTGACGGCAGCCCGTTGGATGTCGAGATGCTGAAAAAGCAGCTCATGGAGGACTTCAAGCAGGACAAAATCCGAAAATCGATCGATCAGATCGAGCTGATGGCCGAAATTTACGGCACGGGCATCGGCGAGATCGTCGTGAAGACGGAAAAAATCTTCGAGCCAGCGACTCAACCGATTCCTGGGCAGCCCGGCCAAGCGGCCATCGGTGTGGTGGAGAAAAACCGCATCGCGGTCAAGATCATGCCCATCAACCCGAAGAATTTCTTGTTCGACCCCAACGGGACGAGCGTGGATGACTGCATGGGTGTGGCGATTGAGTCGTATGTGGGCATCCACAAGATCGTGGAAGGCATCGAAAAGGGCATCTACCGCAAGGTGGACATCACACCGACGTATGAAGACACCGATCTGGAGCCGACGCAAGAGCTGAGTCAGTACCGCGACGAAAAAGTGCTGCTGTTGAAGTACTACGGCCTGGTGCCACGCGAGTATCTGACAGAGAACGACGATGAGGTTGAGGAACTGTTCCCCGACGACTCGGCGGCTGAGGACTATTCGGACATGGTGGAGGCGATTGTCGTCATCGCCAACGGCGGTCTGCTGCTCAAAGCCGAAGAGAACCCGTACATGATGAAGGACCGCCCGGTCATTTCATACCAAGACGACACTGTGCCCAACCGCCTGCTCGGTCGCGGCACGGTGGAGAAGTCTTACAACATGCAAAAGGCAATTGACGCCCAGGTGCGCAGCCATCTGGACAGTCTGGCGCTGACAACCAGCCCCATGATGGGCATGGACGCCACCCGGCTGCCACGCGGCGCTCGCTTCGAGGTCAAGCCGGGCAAAGCGTTCATGGTCAACGGCAACCCAGCCGAGATTTTGTACCCATTCAAGTTCGGCGAGACGAGTCTGAACAACCTGAACACGGCCAAAGAGTTCGAGCGTATGCTGCTGCAAGCCACTGGCACGCTGGACAGCCAAGGCATGGTCAGCCAAGTCAGCCGAGACGGTGCGGGCATGAGCATGGCGGTGGCCACGATCATCAAGAAGTACAAGCGCACGCTGGTCAACTTCCAAGAAGACTTCCTGATCCCGTTCATCCAAAAGGCGGCGTTCAGGTACATGCAGTTCGACCCTGAGCGCTATCCAAGCGTGGACATGAAGTTCGTGCCAACAGCAACGCTGGGCATCATCGCCCGCGAGTACGAGCAGCAGCAGTTCATTGGTCTCTTGCAGACTCTGGGGCCAAACACTCCAGTGCTGCCGCTGATCTTGAAGGGTATCTTGGGCAACTCCAGCCTGAGCAACCGCTACGAACTGATGGCAGCGCTCGATCAGATGAGTCAACCAGACCCACAGGCCCAGCAGATGCAGGAAGTGCAGCAACAGTTGGCACTGCAAGCGGCTCAGGCGCAGATCGCGGTACAAACCACACAGGCTGAACAGAACCGTGCGGAAGCTCAGAAGCTGCTGACCGAAGCGCAGCTTATGCCGCAAGAAGTGCAGGCCAAGGTGATCTCAGCAACAACGAAGAACCTGCCGACAGGCAACGAGTCGGTTGAGTTCGACAAACGGGTCAAGATCGCTGAGTTGATGCTCAAGGAAGAGGACATCAAGAACAAAGGCAAGATCGTCGAGATGCAGATGGCTGACAAGGCCAATCAGAGCAAAAAGGACGAGGATTTCCTTAAAAGCATCATAGGCGACTGATGGACGCCAAGAAAATACTGCTGTCTGGCGCATCAACCGAAGCAAAACTGGCGGCTGTCGCCATTTTGCTCGGTAAAGAGCTGCCTGAAATCCGCGCAAAAGTCGAAGAAGTCGAGAAGCTGCAAGGCCCACAGGGCGAGCCTGGCAAAGATGGCAAAGACGGCATTGTGGGTAGGGACGGGGCTGACGGTCGTGATGGCAAAGATGGCCGCGACGGCAAGGACGGCAAAGATGGTGAAGATGGAGACACAGGCGTCTCTATCGTAGGCGCTAAGATTGACTTCGACGGCTCCCTGATCCTGACGTTTTCTGACGGCACTGTCACCAACGTCGGTGAAGTCGTTGGCGAGCGTGGTGCTGCTGGTTTGTCGGGACCTGCGGGTCCGGCAGGGCCTCCAGGTGAAGGTTTGCTTAACCTTGATGGTGGATACCCAAACAGCGTGTACGGCGGCGTTAACCCAATAGATGCAGGTGGTGTGTAATGACAGTTCAAATTCAAATACGCAGAGGGGAAGCCGCAACATGGACTTCAGTTAACCCTTTGCTGGCCGAGGGTGAGCTTGGGGTTGAGCTTGACACTGACAAGTTCAAGATCGGCAACGGCACGGACAACTGGAATACGCTGCCCTACGCTACAGGTCCCACCGGGCCTACCGGAGCCACAGGTCCAACAGGACCTACTGGCTCTACTGGAGCCATTGGACCAACAGGCCCTACTGGAGCGCAAGGTATCCAAGGTGATGTTGGGCCAACAGGCCCACAAGGCATCCAAGGCGTCCAAGGCATCCAAGGCATCCAAGGGCCGACAGGACCCCAAGGAATCCAAGGCGTTACCGGACCTACAGGACCGCAAGGTATTCAGGGCGCTACTGGCCCTACTGGTCCTACAGGAGCAACAGGCCAACAAGGAACGTCAATTACTTTAAAAGGTGAAGTGCCAACTGTCGGTGATTTGCCGTCAACAGGTAACCAAGTTAATGACGCATACATTGTTACGTCTGAAGGCAATTTGTATGTGTGGAATGGCACAGCATGGTTTGATGCTGGTCAGATTGTTGGCCCCGAAGGACCAACAGGCGCGCAAGGACCAACAGGGCCAACGGGTCCAACTGGCGCTCAAGGTAATGTTGGGCCAACAGGGCCAACTGGAGCACAAGGTGTAGCTGGGCCTACTGGTCCGCAAGGCATCCAAGGCATTCAGGGTATTCAAGGTATACAAGGTCCAACTGGCCCAACAGGGGCTATTGGGCCAACAGGTGCTATTGGACCTACCGGGCCAACAGGAGCCACAGGCCTTACCGGAGCTACCGGCCCAACAGGGGCCACAGGTTTGACCGGGGCTACAGGTCCGACAGGTCCAACAGGTTTAACTGGACCTACCGGACCAACGGGCGATACTGGTTTAACTGGACCTACTGGACCTACGGGTGCTACAGGCTTGACAGGTGCAACTGGCCCCACAGGTCCAACTGGAGCCACCGGCTTGACTGGCCCAACCGGCCCCACAGGTGCTACGGGCCTGACGGGTGCAACTGGGCCAACGGGGGCTACTGGCCCGACTGGCCCTACAGGAGATACCGGCGCGGCAGGCCCTACAGGACCTACGGGGGCTACGGGTCTTACAGGGGCCACGGGACCCACAGGCCCGACCGGGGCAACAGGCTTAACTGGACCCACCGGACCTACTGGTCCTACAGGGGATACGGGTTTGACTGGTCCGACAGGTCCAACCGGACCCACTGGCCCAAGCATTACCGTTCAGGATGAAGGCTCAACACTGACAACAGCGTTGACCAGCTTGAACTTTACAGGCGCTGGTGTTACAGCCACAAACACGGGCGGCGCTGTTGAAGTAGCGATTACTGGCGGTGGCGGTGGCATCTCCAGCGCAGACATTCAAGAGTTCACCTCTACTGGCACATCGACATGGACTAAACCAGCAGGTGCAAAGCTGGTTTATGTGCTGATGCAAGGCGCTGGCGGTGGGGCTGGCTCGGGCCACAAACAGCTTGCAACTCCAGTAAACCCAAACCAAGGCGGTCAGGGTGCTGGCGGTGGCGGGTGGGCTGAACTTTGGATTCCTGCTGTATCTCTTAGTTCTACGGAAACAGTAACCATAGGTGCTGGCGGCACTGGCGGCGCTTCTAAAACAGTATCTGGCAACGGCAACAACGGTGTTATTGGTGGCGATAGCAGTTTTGGTTCTTGGGGCGTTGCCCGTGGTGGGGCAGCAGGGTCTGGTGGTCAAGCAGCATCTCAAGGTTCAGGCGTAGCAAATTCAAACACTGCAAACACCCCCGTCATTTTTTCTACCCAATCAAGCACTACATCTAACTCAGCTGTTTATTCAGGACACGGAGGCTCTAGAAGCGCTGGAAGTTCTGGTGGTCAAGGAGGCAGAGGAGGTAAAAGCGCCGGAGGCGGTGGTGGTGGTGGAGGCATAACCATAACTCCAACACCCACCGGCGGTAATTCAGGAGGGAAGGGCGGTTCTGGTGTTATTGAAAGCAGCACAGGAAACACTGGCGGCGGCGGCAGTGCCTCTGGCGGCAACGGCGCAAACTCTGATAATTACTATCTTGGCGGCTCTGGTGGCGGTGGTGGTGATTCTTCTATAACAGCCAACGGCGGCGCTGGAGGCAATGGCGGTTATCCCGGTGGGGGTGGCGGCGGTGGCGGCGCTTGCTTGTCAACTTTTGACTCTGGCGCTGGCGGCAACGGCGGCGATGGTTATGTCCGAGTCGTAACTTTCTTCTGAGGTTGATATGCCAAAACAATTCCTACTCAATCCCGATGGCAGTGTCCCTGCCAATGCAAATGTTGAACTGCTCACAGCCGCTGGTATCCCACTGGTGATCCCAACACCGATGCCCCGAGAAGGCGGTATGGTGGCTGTGGAGCAAGACCCAGAGCAAGATGCTGATGGTGTGTGGCGACAGGTGTGGGTGTTGCAGCCTGCGCCCGAGCCGGAACCTGAAGAGACAGAATGAAAATAGCTGTCTACGCCATCAGCAAAAACGAAGCGCATTTTGTCAAACGATTCTGTGCTTCAGCTAAAGATGCTGACCTGATTGTCATTGCTGACACAGGCTCAACTGATGACACGGTGCAGCAAGCAATGAATGCTGGCGCTAGAGTCTTTGAGATATGCGTAAAGCCTTGGCGTTTTGACAAAGCCAGAGATGCTGCCCTAGCCTTGCTGCCACCTGACATTGACATCTGCATCTCGCTAGACCTAGACGAAGTGCTAGAACCGGGATGGCGCAAAGAGATTGAACGTGTATGGGCGACAGATACAACCCGTCTGCGCTACAAGTTCGATTGGAGCAACGGGGTCGTGTTTTACAGCGAGAAAATCCACCATCGCTACGGCTACCACTGGCATCATCCAATCCATGAGTACATTCGGGCCGACAACAGAATCCCCGAGGTGTACGCACACACAGATATGCTGCTTGTTAGTCATCATCCTGATGAAACAAAGTCACGCAGCCAGTACCTGCCATTGCTTGAGTTGGCGGTAAAAGAAGACCCGTATTGCCACCGAAATGCTTTTTACTACGCCAGAGAATTGACGTTTTATTCTCAGTGGAAAGAAGCTATCCCTGCGCTTAAAAAGTACCTGACAATGCCGCAAGCAAGTTGGAGCCATGAGCGTTGCTATGCCATGAGGCTATTGGGCAAGTCACACGAAAACTTAGGCGAGATCAAAGAGGCTGAGAAGTGGTATCAGGGTGCTTGCCTTGAAGAACCAAACACCCGTGAGCCTTGGGTAGATTACGCCATGTTCTGCTATAACACCCATGATTGGGAAACTTGTTATTTTGCAGCAAACAGGGCGCTGAAGATCAAAGAAAAGCTGGAGGTCTACACAATGGACCCTGCTGCATGGTCTGACAAGCCACACGACCTGTGCAGCATCGCGGCGTGGCATCTCGGCCATAAGGATAAGGCAAGACAAGAACTGGACGAGGCTTTAAAATTCAAGCCTAACGATCCCCGACTACTTGCCAATAAGGAATGGATGAAATGAGCACGATTAACGCCACTGAGGCAAGACTGTCAACACACGAAGAAGTCTGCGCTATCCGTTACGAGCAGATCAACGCCAGGCTCAAGCGCATCGAGGGCATCATGCTCAAGACCGCAGGTGTCATGATCTTGTCAATGGCCGGGACGATATTTTCCGCTGTGTGGATACTCAAATGAAAGATTGGGCCGTCAGCTTCATCGCTGCGGTCCTGTTGGTAGGGCTTATCATTTGGTGCGCCAAAGTATTTATTGAGGTGTTGCGATGATTGCCGAAATTGCCGCTGCCAATGCAGCCTTTGCAGTAATAAAAGGTGCTCTGGCTAACGGCAAGGAGCTGCATCAGCTCGGCTCACGGGTCTTTGATTACTTCGACAACAAGGCCAAGATTCAAGAGAGTGCCAACAAGAAGGGCGGCGGCTCTGATCTTGAGGAGTTCATGGCGCTGGAGCAGATGCGCCAACAGGAAGAGGAGTTGCGTGAGCGCATGGTCTACGCTGGCAGACCGGGCATGTGGAACGACTGGCAGAAGTTTCAAGCGCAAGCTGCCCGTAAACGCCGAGAGGCCAAAGAAGAAGCAGAACGCGAAGCACATAGACGCAAGGAAAAGCTGGCTCAGCTTGTTGAATACATCGCCATCAGCATGGCGTCTCTGGTCTTGGCTGCACTGCTTATTTACGGCATCATTCTTTATATGTTGTACGTCCGAAAATGAGCGACGAAAAGCTGAACGCCAACTCAACACTCGACAAGGTGCTCGGGTATGTGGACTCGCCTTTCAAACTGTTCGCCATCCTTGTAATGGGCATTGTGGCCTTTGCCGGGTACTTCCTGTGGCAGAACCAGACTTTTATGATGGACGCTTACAAGGAGTCCAAGAAGCTGCCGGAGATCAACACGGACCGTGCCGATGACGCAAGCTCGATGCTGCTCAAGAAAACAAACGCAACAGTGGTAGCGATCTTCAAGGTCAACCCTTTGTTCAACAGCCGGGTGCTGTACAGGGCATATACCAAGGACGGCAGGGACAAGACGATTGAAGACATTGATGTCGGGCTGTTCAGTCAAAACTCCGCCAACAACGCGGACGTGGTCAGGCTGATGACCAACGAGATACCCTGTGGCGAGTACCGTTACGCGCAGTCTGAGGTAGGTCTGTGGTACTTGGAGAAAGGCGTGGTGTACACCTGCCGAGTGAGCGTGCCACCAGATAGCCACAGGTTTGTTGGGCAGATTACAGTGGGTTGGACAGAGCCACCACAGAACATTGAGCAAACCAAATTCATGCTGGAGATCGCCAGCGCAATGCTAACCAAAAGGGGTAACTGATGCTTTCACTCATTTCAACTCTCGGGGGTCTGCTGATCTCCGGCCTGCCCAAGCTGCTGGAATACTTCCAGAACAAAGCTGACCAGAAGCACGAGCTGGCTCTGGCCCAGATGCAGACCGAGCGTGAACTACAACTGGCTGCCGCCGGTTTTGCCGCGCAGGCCAAGATGGAAGAAATCCGCACCGAGCAGGTGGCAATGCAGACCGAAGCGCAGATGACTGAAGCTGCGCTGGAGCACGACGCCAAGGTGCTGGATAAAGCATCTGTATGGGTGTCCAGCTACGTGGGCACTGTACGCCCCACGGTAACGTACATCTTCGTGATCGAGTTGCTGCTTATCAACGTGTTTATGTGCGCCTACCTGTGGAACAACCCCCAACTGATTCAGAGCATGGATGATGTGATCCGCTACTCTGACATCCTGTTTTCCAGCGACGAAATGGCCATGCTTGGGGGAATTTTAGGCTTTTGGTTCGGGTCACGGACTTGGAGCAAGAAGTGAAACTGAGCAAGGCGGGCGAAGACCTGATGCACAAGTACGAGGGCTTTCGCTCTCGACCTTACCTTTGCCCGGCCCACATCTGGACGATTGGCTACGGCCACGTCCTGTACCAAGAACAGATCAGGCTGCCCGTGGTGCGCGTGGAGGGCAAGACCATTCCCATGATTCGCAAAGAAATGCCCTTGAAACCGGAGGACAACCGTGTCTGGACGAAAGCAGAAATCGACCAATTATTCCGTGAGGACGTCGCAACTTTTGAACGTGGTGTTCTACGACTTGTTCCCGGCGTGGTTGGCCGTCAAGGCAGCTTTGACGCTCTGGTTTCTATATCCTTCAATTTCGGGCTAGGCAACCTCCAGCGCAGCACCATCCGCATGAAAGCCAACCGGGGGGATTGGGAAGGCGCAGCCGAAGCGTTCCGCGCTTGGACCAAAGGTGGTGGTAAAGTTCTTCCCGGATTGGTCAAGCGCCGGGAAGCCGAAATTGCCTTATTTTTATCGTGAGACAACACATGAGCCCTGACCTTCAAAAGTACTATGAGGATCGCTTCGATCTGTTCTCCCAGCAAGGCTGGCTTGACCTGATGGAAGATGTAGAAGTAATGTTGGAGGCAACAAACAATGTCTCTACCATTGCGGATGAAAAAAGCCTACAATTTCGCAAAGGCGAGATTTCGATCCTGACTTGGCTGAAAACCCTGAAAGGGGTCAGCGAACGAGCATATGAGGATTTGAATGAGAAGAATCTATGAATTTGCCTGCGATTGCGGGCAGCGCACTGAGGCACTGGTCGATTATGAGACGGCCAGTGTGCAGTGTGGGTGCGGTGGGCTTGCCCAACGCATCGTGAGCGCACCGACGTTCAAGTTGGAGGGGTGGTCTGGGCAATTTCCGAGCGAATACGGTCGGTTTGAGCGCAAACACATCGAAAAGTTGAACGCCGAGCGCAAAGCCAACTCATAAGCGCCCAGCGCCGAGTTGATTATCCTACAACCATTTTGGCAGGAACCCAATATGTTGATTGACAATGAATCTGAGCCGCTAGGCGAACTCGAAACTGAAGAAGCAAAGACAACTGCGCCGGAACTTCCTGAGAAATACAGGGCCAAAAGTCTTGAAGAAGTTGTTCGGATGCACCAAGAAGCTGAAAAGCTGATTGGCAAGCAGGCCCAAGAGGTCGGCGAAGTCCGTAAATTAGCTGATGAGTTGCTCAAGCAGAACCTCAATTCTAAGCAGCAGCGTATTCAGGAGGAAGAACCTGAAGTTGACTTTTTTGAGAACCCTCAAAAAGCAGTTCAAGCGACGATTGATAAACATCCCGACGTTCTTGCAGCTCGCCAGGCGAGCCAAGAGTTCAAACGGATGCAAATTCAGCAAAAGCTGGCGCAGGATCACCCCGACTTTTCCGAAGTCGTCAATGATTCTGAGTTCCAAAGCTGGGTGAAGTCTTCACCTGTGCGACTGGGCCTCTACGCAAAAGCCGATGGTGAGTTTGACTATGATTCGGCCAATGAACTGTTGTCCACCTTCAAGCAGCTTCGTGGCATCAAGGCCAAGGAAACCGAGAAAGCGTCTGACGCCACTCGGGCCAAAAGCATGAAAGCCGCGCAAGTTGATGTGGGTGGGTCTGGCGAGAGTTCAAAACGAGTCTACCGACGAGCCGACCTCATTCGTCTCAAGATGACAGACCCGGCAAGGTACGAAACACTGAGTGATGAAATCATGCAGGCGTACTCTGAAGGGCGTGTTCGATAATTTAACTTTGGAGCTTTTAACATGGCAAACACTGCTTTTTCCCCAACCAATTCGGTAACCACCACCTCCGCAGCAAACTTTATTCCAGAAATTTGGAGTGATGAAATTGTTGCCGCCTACAAGAAGAACCTCGTTTTGGCCAACCTGGTCAAGAAGATGTCTTTCAAAGGCAAGAAGGGTGACACCGTCAACATCCCTAGCCCAGCCCGTGGCAACGCTTCGGCCAAAGCCGCTACTGATGCCGTGACTCTGATTGCAGAGAGCGACACCAACATTCAAGTGTTGATCAACCAACACTACGAGTACAGCCGCTTGATCGAGGACATCGTTGAAGTGCAGGCCCTGACATCGCTGCGTTCTTTCTACACAGAAGACGCTGGTTATGCTTTGGCTCGCCGCATCGACACCAGCTTGGTCCAGTTGGGCCGTGCCTTCAACGGCGCGACCGTGGGTACAGACGACTACGCAACCAGCGCCAGCTCCACAAAGGCTTACATTGGTTCCGACGGTACGACTGCCTACAACAGCTCGACTTCCAACGCTGCTGCTCTGACTGACGCTGCTATCCGCCGCACCATCCAGCGCCTGGACGACAACGACGTTCCTATGGACGGTCGTTTCTTCCTGATCCCTCCTTCGAGCCGCAACACCCTGATGGGTCTGGCCCGTTACACCGAGCAAGCGTTCATCGGCAACGGCGACGCTATCCGCAACGGTGAAATCGGTCAGCTCTACGGTATGGCTGTGTTCGCTTCTTCCAACGCCGACAACGGCGCTGGTAACACCGGCGCTGACCGTATCTGCTTGATGGGCCACCGCGACGCGATGGTGCTGGTTGAGCAGATGGGCATCCGTTCGCAGACTCAGTACAAGCAGGAATACCTCGGTACCCTGTTCACTGCTGACACTCTGTACGGCGTGAAGGCCCTGCGTACTGCCGCCTCTTCGTCGGCTGCTAACGCTTCCGCTGCTTACGCCTTGGCTGTACCAGCCTAATGAATAGCCCCCGGTCACAAGCCGGGGGCGTCTTTTAAAGGAGATTCAAATGGCTGCTGCATCCGCAATTACTTCCCGTCGCGGGAATGACCAATTCCGAGGTCTGTTCACAGACACTTGGGATGTGACCTGTACTCTTGACGCTGGCGCTGTTGCTGGTGGCGCAACTGATACAGACACAGTGACTGTCCCCGGCGTTGCGCTGGGTGACATGGTTCTCGGTTTCTCACATGGCGTCAGCGAGGCTGGCCTGGTTAAACGGGCTTATGTTTCCGCTGCCAACACAGTGACAATCGTGACCTACAACCCAACCGGGTCTTCGGTGAACTTGGCGTCTACCACTTTGCAACTCATCGTTGCTCGGGCGGTGGTCTAAACAGAAAGGGGGCCACGCGCCCCCTTTTTTTGGAGTTTTTATGGCTACATTTCGTTGTTTGGCAAGTGGTAATACGGTGACGTTCACTTTACAGCACGACATTGACTCGATGCGCGGCCACGGCGGCTACGTTTTGGTCGATGAACAAGGTGAGCAGGTGTTGGTCCAAGAGGCCAGCAAAGAGTTACCAATGACGGCCCCAACACCTGTAAAGCGTATGGGCAGACCCCGCAAAGCAGTAGAAGCAACCATCTAAGGAGCACATCATGCCAATGGTCGGAACAAAGAAGTTTGCCTACACACCCAAGGGCAAAAAAGAAGCCAAAGAGATGTCGATGAAGACGGGCAAGCCTGTCAAGTCCATGCCTGTTCGCGGCTCTCGCACGGCAACCAACAAAGCCAAAAAAGGCTACTGATGAAAACCAAAGCCGAAAAGAAGATCAGCAAGGTCATGCGCGAGTTCAAGGCTGGTGAGCTGAACTCGGGCAAAGGTGGCCCAATTGTCAAATCCAAAAAGCAGGCAGTGGCCATCGCCCTGTCGCAAGCTGGCAAGGCGAGGAAGAAAAAATGAAGCCCGGCCTCTATGCCAACATCGCAGCCAAGAAAGAGCGCATTAAAGCGGGTTCTGGCGAGAAGATGCGCAAGCCCGGCACCAAGGGTGCCCCAACAGCCGCTGCCTTCAAAGCTGCGGCTAAGACGGCGAAAAAGAAATGAAAACCCCAGCCTGGCAACGCAAAGAAGGGCAAGCCAAAACCGGAGGCTTGAATGCCAAGGGTCGGGCGTCTTATAATGCGTCAACCGGGGGCAATCTCAAAGCCCCTGTGAAGTCGGGCGACAACCCTCGTAGGGCCTCCTTTTTAGCACGCATGGGCAATATGCCTGGGCCTGAGATGAAAGATGGTAAGCCCACCCGGCTACTCTTGTCTCTGAAGGCTTGGGGCGCATCGTCCAAAGAGGACGCTAAGGCCAAAGCCAAGGCGATCTCCGCAAGGAACAAGAAATGAGACCAGTATCAGTCGGTAGAGCTTTAACTGCTGCTACAGCTACAACGCTGTATACAGTGCCGACTGGCTATTACGCTAAGTGTGTGCTTCTTCACGCATCAAATAACGGCAGCTCAAACAAGCACATCAGTTTTAGCTGGTATGACGCAAGCGCAGCTTCGACCATACCAATCACCACTGAATTCACGCTCACTGCTAAGGCGACACTTGCTGAGATTGACGTCAACCAATACTTTGTCTTAGAAGAGGGTGACTACATCACTACGATCTCAGAATCTGGCTCAACTATTTCTGTCATCGCAACCTTTGAACAAATCGGATTGACACGCCAATGACCTACCTTCAACTTATCAATGACGTGCTGGTCCGGCTGCGCGAGACGCAGGTGTCGTCCAGCAACGAAACAACCTATTCAGCCTTGATCGGTCGATTCGTCAACGACGCCAAGCGCCAGATCGAGGACGCCTACGCATGGAACGTGCTGGGCCAGACCGTGACGATTACCACGACGCCGGGCACGTACATCTATTCGATGACGGGTGCTGGTCAGAAGTTCCAAGTGATGGACGCCCTCAACGTCACTGCCAACGTCGGTCTGCAAAACATCAGCTTTGTGGAGATGAACCGTTTTCAGAACTTGGTTCCCGCGATCAGTGGCATCCCAGAATACTACGCATTTGACGGCGTGGACGGCAACGGCGACACCAAGGTAGTGCTGTATGCCCGTCCAGATAACGTCTACACAATTCCCTTTGCGTTGACCGTGCCTCAAGCCCCGTTGTCATCTGACAACACCGTCGTGCTGGTGCCTGATGTGCTGGTGGTGCAAAACGCCTACGCCAGAGCGTTGGTCGAACGTGGTGAAGATGGTGGCCTCAGCTCGTCTGAGGCGTATCAGCTCTACCGTGGGATGCTGGCCGACTACATCGCGCTGGAGAGCACCCGCTATCCAGAGAACCAAGAGTTCATTGCCATATGAGCCAAGTTCTCCAGACCGCAAGCATCTCAGCGCCGGGTTTCTTTGGCCTGAACACGCAAGACTCGCCGCTGGACTTGGCGGCTGGCTTTGCTTTGGTCGCAACGAACTGCATCATCGACCAGTACGGTCGCATCGGCGCACGCAAGGGATGGGCACGGGTCAATTCGTCGTCTGGCGCTCTTGGGGCCAACAACGTGGGTGTCATCCATGAGTTGGTGCAGGCTGACGGCACGCTGACGATTCTGTTTGCTGGCAACAACAAGCTGTTCAAGCTGGATGGCTCCAACGCCGTGTCTGAACTGACATACGGGGGCGGGGGTACAGCGCCGACGATCACGGCCAGTAACTGGTCGTGCGCTTCGCTCAACGGCATCACTTACTTCTTCCAGACGGGCCACGACCCGCTGATTTTCGACCCAACCATCAGCACCACGACCTACCGCCGTGTCAGCGAGAAGTCAGGTTATGTTGGGACTGTGCCTTCAGGCAACATTGTGCTGTCGGCCTTTGGTCGGCTGTGGGTTGCCGATACTGCCACTGACAACGTAACGGTGTCGTTCTCTGACTTGCTGTCTGGCCACATCTGGAGCACTGGCACAGCAGGCACGCTGAACATCGACCGTGTGTGGCCCAATGGGGCAGATGAGATCACTGGTCTGGCGGCCCACAACGGCTTTCTGATCATCTTCGGCAAGCGCCAAATTCTGGTGTACGCCAACGCTACGACGCCCGCCACGATGAGCCTGAGCGATACGGTGGGTGGCATTGGCTGCATCGCCCGCGACTCCATCCAGAGCACGGGCAAGGACATTTTGTTCTTGTCCAATTCGGGCATCCGGTCGTTTGCCAGGACGATTGTCGAGAAGTCAGCCCCTCTGGGCGACCTGTCCAAGAACATCCGCAGCGACTTTATGTCGATTGTGGCTGGCGAGACGCTGGCCAACATCAAGACCGTTTATTCCGAGGCCGAGGCGTTCTATCTGATGACGCTGCCTTCGGTCAAAGAAGTGTATTGCTTTGACACCCGCGTGCAGTTGCAAGACGGCTCGTTTCGCGTCACTACATGGAACTCAATTGAGCCAACGGCGCTGCTCTCGCGGCGCAACGGTGACGTGTTGATCGGCAAGAACGGCTACATCGGCAAGTACAGCACCTACCAAGATCACACATCGGCCTACCGGATGCAGTACTTCACCAACCACGCTGACTTGGGTAACGCCAACGTCACGTCGCTGCTCAAGCGCCTGAAGGTGGTGGTGATCGGCGGTACGAACCAGTTTGTGACGATGAAGTGGGGCTTTGACTTCAGCACCAATTATTTGTCGGCCAACGCGCTGATCCCAACGCAAGGCGTGTCTGAATACGGCATCGCTGAGTACGATGTCGCTGAGTATTCTGATGGCGTGGCTTTGCAAACTTTGAGCGTGCAAGCCACTGGCAGCGGTAAAATCGTGCAAACGGGTTATGAATCCAACATCAACGGCGCACCGCTGTCGATTCAGCGGATTGAAATCCAATCCAAAGACGGGAAAATGTCATGAGTAACTACACACAAAGTACGAATTTCGCCACGAAAGACTCGCTGCCGTCTGGCGACCCTCTGAAGATCGTCAAGGGCACCGAGATCAACACGGAGTTTGTCAACATCGCCGTGGCCGTAGCGACCAAAGCTGATCTGGCATCGCCGACGTTCACAGGTACACCAGCAGCGCCTACGGCTTCTTCGGGTACTAACACCACTCAATTAGCAACAACTGCTTTTGTCACTGCTGCAACTACAGCGGCTATAGCATCTGCTTTGCAAGCTGTTTATCCAGTAGGCTCAATCTACGTCAATGCGGGTGTTTCAACCAATCCCGCTACATTGCTTGGCTTTGGTACTTGGGCTGCTTTTGGTGCGGGTCGAGTCATGGTCGGCCTGAATGGCAGCGATACGTTGTTCGATACATTGGAAGAGACTGGCGGTAGCAAGGATGCTATTGTTGTAAGCCATGATCACACGACAAACGGCGCTGGCGCACACACCCACAGCTATACCCGTGGTTTTACAGGCCTTAGCAACGGCATGTTCCATCCTGATTTATCAGATCGTATTGCCACCGGTTTCGACAATCCAACCAGTGGAACTGTAGGTGGTATTGCTGGTGTAGGGGATCACACTCACTCAGTTAACTCCACAGGCTCCAGCGCCACCAACGCTAACCTCCAGCCGTACATCACTGTAGCGATGTGGAAACGGACAGCATGATCACCCATCACTTCAGCGATGGTTTGTATGCCAAGCAAGCGGTTATCCCCGCAGGCACAGCCATCCTGAAGCACACACATGAGTTCAGCCACCTGTCGATTCTTGCCCAAGGCAAGGTGGCGGTGATGAAGGGCGAAGAGATAGAAGTCATTGAAGCGCCAGCTTGCATTGAGATCAAGGCTGGTCTGACGCACGGCGTCAAGGCGATCACGGATTGCGTTTGGTTTTGTATTCACGCCACCGACGAGAAAGACCCGTCAAAGGTGGACGACGTTTTGATTGGAGTTTGATATGCCATTTATCGCAGCAGGCGGTGCAATTTTAGGTGGTTTGCTCGGCGGCAGGTCTGCCCGTAAAGCCGCAGAAACCCAAGCCAGAGCGCAAACCGAAGCGGCGCGTATTGCGGCTGAGGAAGCCCGATTCCGTCCGGTCGGCATCACGACGCGCTTCGGTCAGTCGCAGTTCACGACTGGGCCTGAAGGCCGCGTCACGGGCGCGAGCTACGAGTTAAGCCCCGAGCTGGCGGCCATGCAGGACCGCTTTTTGGGTCTGGCAGGTGGTGGGCTGACGCAAGCCGAGCAAGCGCAGCAGCAGTTTGCGCCGTTGCAAGGTGCGGCTCAAGGTCTGTTCGGCCTCGGCCAGCAGTACCTGGCGCAGTCGCCTCAAGAGGCCGCGCAGCAGTTCATGTCTAGGCAGCAAGAACTGCTGGCTCCTAGCCGTGAGCGTGAGTTTGCGCAGCTCCAGAACCGTCTGTTCCAGACTGGCCGTGGCGGCTTGTCCGTTGGGGCCACAGGCGAGCGCCCAAGCGGTGCTGCTGGCCTTGGTGCTGCCAGCCCAGAGATGGAGGCGTACTACAACGCTCTGGCCCAACAAGACGCTGCGCTGGCTGCGCAGGCTCAACAAGCGGGTATGGAACAAGCCCGATTTGGGGCTGGTCTGTTTAATGTCGGCGGCAATCTGCTCGGACAAGGTTTCCGAGGCCAAGCAGAAGCTCTTGCACCCTATGAAGCGTATATGCGCGGCGCAACTGGTTTGGAGACGTTGGGTCAAGCACCGCTGGACATCGGTTCGGCTTTGGGTGGGCGCAACATCAACCAGGCAGGCTCTCAGGCGCTCTTAGCTGGTGGTATGGGTGCGGCTCGGGCCGTGGGTGAAGCCAACGCTTTCAACCCGTTTGCAGATTTCTTACAAGGGTCATCGCGAAATAAGACTCTGACAGACGCGCTGTCAAAATTGTTAAGTGGCAGCGGTGCCACTGTTAACCCGTTGAGCACATCCGCATACGGATTCGGTTTGCCGGGTTTTGAAGCCGCGCAGGCTGACATTTACGGTCGCTAAGGAGTAAGACATGGCAGAAATCGTCCAATCCCTGTTCGGCGTCACGCCGGAGATGTACCAACAGCAGCAACAAGACCGGGCCGATGCTCAAGCGCTGCAATACGCTAGGTTATCGCCGTTTGAAAGAGCAAGTTTCGGTATCCAGCGTGGGGCCAACATGCTGGGCGGCGCAATCGGCGGCGCTCTTGGTGGCCAAGACCCTGAGTTGCAGCGCATCTCGATGCGTCAGCAGATCGCACGTCAGATCGACCTGACTAACCCTGCTTCTATTCAAGAAGGCATGGCCATGCTGCAACAGGCGGGCGATACCGTTGGCTTGCAGCAGTTGGCGCAGGTATTCCGACAGCAGCAAGAAAGCGCTGCTTTGGTGGCGCAGCGCGGCGCTGCTGCGGCTGAGTCGCAAGCTAAAGCGGCGGCAGCACTGCAAGAAAAAGTCCCCAAACCTGTCGTGGTCGGTAACGCCCTGGTTGACCCGGCGTCAGGCCGCGAAATTTACAAAGGCCCAGACACCAAAAAGGTTTCCGGCTTTGCTCAAGAACTTATTGACGCTGGTTTGACGCCTGGCACTGAACCATTCCAAAAACGTATGCTGGAGTACGTTGAGGGCAAGATTACGGGCGCGGCCAAAGGCACGGGCAACGTAAGCGTTAGCGTTGGCGGCGTTGGCTTAGACCCAAAGAAAGCCAGTGATGCAGCGTCGAAGGTTGTTGGTGAGAACGTCGCTAACATTGAAAATCAGTTCTCGCTTCAAACGGCGGTAGGCGACGCGCTTACTTTGTTAGGTAAGGGGATTTACGCAGGCGCATACGGGCCGGAACAAGGCTTTGTGGCTAAATTCACGGGTATTGGTAGCCGCGATAAGGTCATCAACACTGAACAGTTCTTCGCCAACATCGGCGAGATTGTTATTCCCCGACTGCAACAGTTCGGCGGCAACGACTCGAACGAAGAACTTAAATATTTGCAACGTGTTGTAGCGGGCGATCAACGTCTTGAGCCTGAAGCGATGAAACGAATCTTGGCCAGCGCCCAAAAGAAGATTCAGAACAACATCGCTCGTTTGCAAAAACAAGCAGGTGGTGGTCAACTGCCGACAGGGCCGATGACGCCCGCTGCCGCGCCCGCACCGACGAAACGCTACAACCCACAGACACGCAAAATCGAAGCCATATCTGGAGATTGACATGCCCAAATACATCCAAGTAGGCAACGACGTTGTTGAGTTTCCTGATGACATGTCGGACGCGCAGATAGCGCAAGCGATCTCAGGTGAACCTGCTGCTGCGCCTCCGTCGTCGGGTTTTATGATGGGTCTTAAAGACCCTATCACTGGCGGCGCACAACTCTTGCCCCGTGCATTGGCGGGCGTAACGAGTTTGGGCGGCATGGCCCCAAACCCTGTCAGTCAGTTTTTTACCAGCGAAGCCCAACGAGTTGATGAAATGGCGCGGGCAGAGGAGCAAGCCTACCAAGCGCAGCGCCAGGCCCAAGGCGGGTCTGGTTTCGACTTCGCGCGTTTGGCGGGCAACGTCATCAACCCCGCGAGCATAACCCCCGCAGCTAGGGCAGCGCAGTTAGCGCGTGCTAGGGGCTTGGCTCCGCTAGGGCAGGCTGCTGTTGCAGGTGCTGTCGGCGGCGCAATGCAGCCCGCTACGGGTGAAGGCACTTTTGGCGGTCAAAAGACAGAGCAAGTCGTCCAAGGTGCAGTTGCAGGGCCTATCGGCGAGAAAGCCGTTGCTGGCGCTGGGCGTGTGCTGAACCCACTTGTTTCCAAAGCCGAAGCTACGATGCGCGAATTGGGTGTCGTACCAACTACCGGGCAGACCCTTGGTGGCGCTGCCAAAACACTTGAGGAGTTTGCGCAGAACTTACCTCTGGTCGGTGGGTTTATTTCTGACGCTCGCCAGCGTGTGCTGTTCAACTTCAACAAGGCGAACATCAACAAAGCGCTTGGCAAAGTCGGGGAGAAACTGCCGGATGAGGTCATTGGCCGCGACGCAATTGCGTACGCGTCTGACCAAGTATCCAAACAATACGACGACGTGTTGTCCAAGATGTCTTTCGATTTGGACTTCCCCACGACCAGCAACATTTTGGCTTCACTCGGCAAGCGCACCAATTTGTCGGCTAACCAACGACAGGAAGTTGCGCAGACGCTCAACGACATCGTGCTCGGTAAATTTGCGGGGCAGAAAATTGACGGAGCTACCTTCAAAGGCATCGAATCTGACTTGCGCAAGAAAGCCAGCAACTACGCTACAAGCGGTTCTGCAGCAGAACGCGAAATAGGCGACGCTTTGTCAGATGTACTCGGCGTGCTAAAGAAAGAGCTGTACTCACAAAACCCGAAACAAACGCCCAAACTGCGGCGTGTGGACAGCGCTTACGGCGATCTGGCCGTGCTCAACATCGCAGCCGCAAACTCAGGCGCAGCGAACGGCGTGTTTACCCCAAAGCAACTGTCAACGGCAGTTCGGCAGGCAGACCAAACGCGGCGCAAGACAGCTTTCGCCAAAGGCCGCGCACGGAATCAAGAAGCGTCAGATGCTGCGGTGTCTATCTTGGGTGACACTGCCGGATCAACACTTGAAGGGCGGCTTGCAGGATACGCCGTAGGTGGCTACGGCGCTCTTTCCGAGCCGACCGTTGCCATTCCGTTAACTATGGGCGCAGGCGCAATGTACAGCCCTGGCGGTCAAGCCTTGATGGACGCCCTATTGCGATCCAGACCTGAAATGGTACGCCAAGCTGGAGGCTTGCTTTCGCAAGGCGCTCCAGTGCTTGGTGGCGTTGCAGGGCCTAGCGCCGTGGGGCAGTACAACCGTTCGGAACGGATGCGCTAATAAGCGTCAGAGCCGTCCTCCAGGCATTTCGTGCTTATTCAGGAACGGCTTGACGTTGGGCTTGGCCCGGCTGTAAATACCAAAGGCTCGGTAGTCGGTGCTGACCATCGCGCCCTTGGCCCTGAATATAGGGTCTTGCAAAAAGATGCTTGGCCGTGGGTTGTGCGCCCAATGGAACGGCGAGTCAGGATGGCATTTGCATTTCATAGTGATCTCCTTATTTCTCTAACTTTGTCGCGTGGCAGCGCCATGTTGAACACGCTGGTCATGCGGATGGCTTTGAGTGACTTGTGCTCACTGCGCTGTCGGTTTGCTCGGATGTTGGGCTTGGGCCTTGGCTTGTCAGGCTTGTCACCCAGCATGAACACCGCCCGTGGGTAGCGCCTTGCATCGTCGTGTGCGTGGGTCCAGTCAGCAACGTAGATGCGCTTCTCGCCAGCCTTGGTGCGTTTGTTCATGCGGTTGAGCACAGCGTGTGCATCGTAGCGTCCGATGTCGGCATAGTCGGCAAACTCTTGCGCAGTCAAGCGACCGAACTCAGCGAATGCCTCCAGCGCCTTGATGACATGGCTCATAAACAACTCCTCAATGTCAACAGCCCAAGCATCAGGACAAGGAATCCCAACACAGCCCATACCAATTGCCCATCAGCCGGGGTTGGCTTTTCGTTTTCCAATTGCTTGCGTATCGGGCAATCTCTGCCCTGCCTGCAATTGCCGTATTCATCGCAGCAGTTCAT